GGTTTTACGGTTGCCGTTTCCCGTGACTCAGGTGCCGGCACAGCTGCGCCGGCCTCGATGATCTCCTGGGCCACCTTATCGTCAATGTTGGCGATGTCGCCCGGGTGAAACGTGCCATCCGGGCCGGCCATCAGCCGCGTGAATCGAATGCGCAATTTGGCCCCCTTAACTGTTATCGTAGCTGGACACACAGAATTTGGCGCCGCCCTGTTCGCCATAGCACGGCGTGTTCTGGGCGCCGGCCTGCTGGTCCAAATAAAGCAACCCGGTCAGACCGGCCATCACTGCCAAAACAACAGAGAAGATCAATCGAAAAATAGTGTCTCTATTCATTGCTATTCTCCCCAGGGAGGCGAGCCAGGCCCGCCCCCCTGCTATAATTTGACCAACAGATGCTTAGGCTTCAGACGGCGAGGCTAACACCGCACTGTCCTGAATGGACGCGTGGGCGCTAACCGGCTTCTTGCCTTTCTTGTTGTACAGAACAGCGATGGTGTTACCGAACGCGATGTTGGCCGTGGCGCTGGTCAGCACCGCCTGGACGTACCGCTCTCTGGGCCGGTAGACATCGACCACCAGCAGTGAGTCATTCAGGTCATCGTTGACGGCGCAGGTGGCCGTGGCATTGGCGCCGCTCAGGGCCGCCATACCGGTATCGCTGTTGTCGTCATTCTGCTCCACCGTGAGCGTGGCCACACCGGTGGCCACGCTGTCAGTAATGGGGACAATGAACATTACCCCATCCCATCCCTGCATGTCGATAATATCGCTGTTGTCATCGATGCTGGAGCCGGCCGATACCGGGGCGTTCACTTCCCGAACCGAAACATTCTTGAATAGATTGTGCATCATAAACCTCGTTTCTATCTAGGGTGGCGAGCCAGGCCCGCCTCCTCCTGGTTGTATGCTGTTTTAGCCCAACGTCACTCGGGCAAAAGCCTCTTCCAGCACCGGCTGGCCGTCGCTTTCCATCCGGCCGATCAGGCCCATTTGGTTTGTCTCGGCGTACAGCTCCATCAGCGCCTCGAAAACCAGGGTCAGGGCATCGACGATCCAGTATTGGCTGAAATCGCCCAGGATGCCGACATACTGGCCGGTGGTGAAGGTGTTGGGCGCATACTCGGACATAAAGACCGGGAACGACAGCAGCCGGTCAGGCTCACCGACCCGGACCGATTCGCGCCACAGGTATTGGTCATCGCTGTCCTTCAGCTTGGCGATTTGCTTCACACCATCCCGATGGAAGACCCACCGCAGCCGGGGCCAATACTGCATCTTGATCGCATATTTGGCATTGATCAGGCCATCGACCCGCATCTCGGTGGTGGTGTTGTCGGCGCTGATATCCCGGCTGGTGCTGATCCCGTCGCTGCTGGCCGTAAATACGCCCAGGGGCTGTCCAGCTCCGGATCCGGTCAGGCACCCTTTTTCGAAGGTTATCCCAAATTTGTAGGCCAACCGTTCGCGAACAAACGTTTCGGCGTTGGGCAGGCTGCGCATCAATTTCTTACTGACTTTGATTCGCTTGGCCAGGGGCTGCGGCCGCAACTCGCGCTTGCCGAAGCTCATAGTTGAGTCTTCGGAGCCGGTGGCCAGCTCGCTGGTCCAGTCGGCGTCGGCCGGATCATTCTCCAGCGTAGGCACGCCCATCGAATCGGCATTGGAGACGGTGAACGTGGTCGCCCACTGGCGAATGTAGGTCACATCGTCGACATTCTTGATCAGTTCGTTCATGAACTGCTCCGGGGGGACCAGGTAACCGCCGCTCACGTCCAGGTCCTGCTGCAGGGCCCGCATCTCCGCCACGCCCAGCCCCCGGTAATCGCCGCTGGCCCACATCGGGAAGAAGCGCTTAAACATCTCATACTGGCGCAGCTGTCTCAGCTGATCCTCGCGACTGGTCGACAGGCCGAAAGCCTTGTGCAACTCCTGCGGAATCAGGGCCGCCGCCCGCTGTTCTGCCGGCATCTCGGCCAACTGCCGGGGGTCCAGATTGCGGACATCCTCGATGTCGCCCACCTGGTGGCGGGTGCCGTTATTGGCCGGCCCCTCGATCTCTCCATCGAGCTGGGCCTGGCGCTCGATGCGCTCAATGCGGCCGTGCAGTTTGTCGGCATCGGCCATGAACGCATCCCAACTATTCTGCTCCTCCTGGGTCAGGTCTCGATCTTCGGTTTCGGCCGCTTCCAGAATGGCCCGGGCGTCAGAGATAGCCTTGGCCCGCTGCTGCCGCAGATCGCGGCTCTGAGTGGTTAGGGTAGGCATAATAATCCTCCTGTTATTGTTTTTCCATTAGTTCGATCATCCGACGTTTCACGGCCAACCGCCCGGTTGCGTCGTGTCCGTCTGCCCCGCCGGTGGCCCCACCGCCCGAGGCGATCTGCTTGGCTTTGTCTAGCGCTCTCATGCTCACGTTCGTGGCCGGATACGCTGGGAATGTGACTGGCGAAACATCGAAAAGTCTCACCTTGTGCAAAATTCGGGTGGGCAACGGGTTTTCATCATCCGGCTGCCGCCAGCTCTCCTCGATTACCCGAAACCCAAAAGAGGATTGGTCAACATCCCCTCGTTGAATTGATACCATTAAATCTTTGGCGTACTGCGTCTCAGGCGGGTCAATCTCATAATTCAGGCCAACACCGTCTTCAGCCAGCCGCAGGGTGCCCGAGATATTGCGACCCAGGATCAGATTCGGATCGTGATTGAATAGAGCCCGGACATCATCCGATTCTACTGCCTCGCTGAATGCGCCAGGCATAATCATCTCGCGAAATCCCCCCAGATCATCGCTGAGCGAATTGAACACCGCCCCGTGGCCAACGATCGTTGGCTGGTCGCCCTCACCCTCGGCCCGAACCTCGATTTTTGTTTTGATGATGCGCCGTTCAATGTCCATTGATTGCCTCCTGGAATTTCTCCAGACTATCAACCACCACCGCCACCCCGCCGCATTGTTTTACCGCGGCCAGGAAACTGGCCTGATGATCGGTCACGTTGTTTATCTTACCTGGGGCCTTAACCTCAATGGCCCAAAATCTACCCCGGATGCAGGCCAGGATGTCACTCACCCCGGCTCGGCTCAAAGCCCAGCCGATTGCCCGCCAACTGGCGAACGCGAAAAACCGGCGTTTATGTCGCCGCGTGGCCGGCACGGTTATGGCCCCGCTATTGACCCTGATGGCCAGGGCCCGCTGCTCCAGAACGATAAAATTAAAAATCAAATTCTGAACATCGTTTTCGGTCATAACCTATGCCGCCATCGTCTGGCAGTCACAGCCATCATGTAATGGCCCGTGTCTGACATTGAAATGCCGACTCAGCGGCCGGTCTGCACCCTCGGGCTCAAACTCAACCCCAGCCTCCAGAAAATAGCCAGAAATATGAGCTTCTTTACCATCCAGGTCGGTGCAGTAGGGGCAGCTATCACCCACTGACCGCCACACCAACCGCTGGATGTTGCGCCGCTGGTAAAAGGCAATCGCGAACGCGTTGAACGCATTGCGGCTTTCGTGCCTGGCCACCTGGGCCGGCCGGGTCTCAGCCCAGGCCTCCACCCGCTCGTCGATGGCCGCCACCGGGTCATCCCCGTTGGCCAGGGCCTCATCCAGCAGGGCCTGGATCTGCAGCTCGCTGCTATTGCCTTCCCGATTCCCCAGGGACTCCGTGTAATCCTGAATGAATTGCCGGACCTGCTCGGCCGTGTCGGCCTCGCCGCCCAACTCATCGGCCACCGCCACCCCGGCCTGGTCGGCCAGGCTCAGCAGAATCGGCATAAACTGCCTGACCCAAAACTGCCGATGTTCGCTGTAGAACTCCCTGAGCCAGACGCTGAATTCGTTGGCCGTCCGGTTGAGCAGGAATTTGCCGACCGCGCGTTTTACGTCGGCCACCTCGCGCCGGATCACCCGCCGGGCCGCATCCCTCAGCACTCGCTCATAGCTGCCGGCCATCCGCAGCCTGGCCCGGGCTAGATTCTGGGCCCTAATCTCATAATCCAGGCCACGCTGTTCGCGATTGCGAACATCATCCGGCGGCGGGCTGTCCGGCATCTCGCCCACCATATCGGCCGGGATCATATTCAGCGGCACCAGATAAACGTCGCCCCCATCGACCGGATTCATATTCTCCAGCTCCCGGATGTCATTTGCGCTCAGCCAACCGTTTTGGCGAGCGACTGCGTAGGCCTCAAACCGACTCTTGGTGTCGCCCTTGAGCAGAGCATCAATCAGATGCTCTGCAAAATATTGCCTCCGCTCAGACTGGGTTAACAGGTCCCTGACCACCGCCTGCTCCCAGCGAGTGAGCCAGGGCTGCAGCGTATCTACCACAAACTCGATGGCCTGGTGCTCGATATTGCTGAATGTCGCCCTCTCCAGCTCCTGGATTTTGTGGAGGGGCATCCTGAACCAGCGGGCAATTTCAGGCACCTGGAATTTTCTAGTCTCCAGGAATTGGGCATTGTTGGGCGGGATGCCCACCTGCTCGGCTTTCATCCCCTCTTCCAGGATCATAATCCGGTGGGCATTCTCTAGCCCCTGGTGCCGCTTCTCAATGGAGCGCTCCAGCCGATTGTAGGCCTTGTCAGTTAGCTGGCCCGGGTGCTGGTAAACGGTGCCGGTCTGGGCACCGTTGCTAAAGAATCGGCTGCCAAACTCCTCGGTGGCCAGAGCCAGGCCGATCGTATTGCGGGCCAGGCTGACCGGGTCATAGCCCAGCACCCCGTCAAACCCCAGGCCCCGAACGTGCATCACCCGGATGGCTGGCAGCTCCACCTCGGACACGTCGGCCCGCTCAGGCATCCGGTAGAAATAGCGCAGCTGGCCACTGACCCGCTTGACCCGCATCCGGTCAGGCCGGAGCGGCCACAGCCCGCGCACCTGGCCAGCGCCGCTATAATCGACCTCCAGGAACGCATTGCCCCACAAGGACAGATGGCCCATGGCCACCTCGCGCAGCTCCATCGAAGTCATCTCCGGGTTGGGGAGATCGTGCAGAATCGAGTAAAGCCCCTGGTCGGTGGCCCGCTCTTTCCCCCGGGGCAGCCGCCGGTAGAGGATGAGCGGTAGCATGGCCACCGATTCGGCCAGCACCCGCTGGCAGGCAAACACCGTCGACTGCTGCAGGCTCACGCTGTGGTCGACGTGCACCCCGGCCGCCGTCGGTTCGCGCAGCCCAAAATATTTACCCCAGTCGATATTCTGGGCCGGGGCGGCCCGCTGCTCGAAGAGGCTGCTAATTATCCCCATCAGATCGCACCTTTCCGACCACAATGCCGGCCCCCATCAGCCCCAGCCCGGCCAGGATCACCGCCGCTGGCGGATAAATCCAGCTCACGCCAGCTACCACAACACAGAATCCCATCGCTACCAACAGGTCATCGATCACAATAGCAGCACCCCCCGGCCCTCGTAAACGCTCTGAACCTGCTCGCCCTCATTCCGGATGGCCCGGTCCAAACCCATAATCAAGGCCACCATGCCGTCGATTTTCTCAATTGATCGCTCTTTATCGGGCTTAATGTTGCCAGCCGGGTCTTCCCTGGCGACCAAGTTGTCGGCCATCCAGGTCAGCACTGGGTGATTGGCGTGGGCCAGATCGGCACCGGTAACTAGCCGCTCCAACTCCTTCATCGGCCCAGACATAGAGGCGAATCCCTGGCCAAATGGCACCACGGTCAGCCCCGCGTCCTGAAGATCCTGAACCATCTTCGTTGCTCCCCACCGGTCATAGGCTACTTCTCGGAGATCATACCGCTCAGCCAGCTCCAGAATGTCGGCGATGATGAATGAGTAATCGATCACATCCCCCGGAGTGGTTTGCATATATCCCTCACGCACCCAGGCATCATAGGGCACTCGATCGCGCTTGCTGCGTTCGTGCATCGCCTCCACGGGTATCCAAAATCGAGGCAAGGCCATGAACTTATCCCCAGGCTTTTGTGGGGCAAAAACCAATACCAGGGCTGTCACGTCAATTGTGCTGGACAGGTCCAGGCCAGCGTAGCAGCTCCGGCCCCGCAGGCCGTCAGCATCTACCGCCCCACCGCAGGATCGCCACCGATCCGGATTCAGCCATTTGGTTTCGCTCTGTGTCCAGATGTTCATATGCAGCCTTAAAAACGCATTAAGGGCACTGGGCATCTCTTTGGCTTTGTGGGCCTTGCGCCGCAAGTCATCAAGCTTTACGCTCACCCCGAGATTAGGATTGGCCTTAACCCACAGCGATTCATCCTCCCAGTCATCTCCATCATCGAGGGCGTAAATGATTCCAAAGAATGAATCGTCCTCAATCACCCGCTCCAGAATCTTACGGGTGTATTCATGCTGCTCGTAGCAGATCGATTGGCGATTGAAACCGGCGGTTGTGATCGCGTAAAGCATCGGCTGCCGCCGGGCCCCGGTACCCGTCTCGATCACGTCCCAAACATCGCGCGTTTTGTGGGCGTGCAGCTCGTCGATGATCGCGCCGTGAATGTTGAGCCCATCCATAGAATCGGCGTCTCGGCCCAGGGGCTCGAACTTACTGGCCGTGGCCTCGACGTGCAGGTTGTCTTTGAATATTCCAATCCGCTTTCGCAGCAGCGGGCTGGCCTTGACCATGCGGGTGGCCTCGCTGTGAGTGATCCGGGCCTGATCGCGCTTAGTGGCGGCTGTGTAGATCTCCGCCCCCGGCTCGCCGTCGGCAAAAAACAAATACAGCCCGATGCCGCTGGCCAGGGTGCTTTTGCCGTTTTTACGAGCGATCTCCTGATAAATCGTCCGGAATCGGCGGGTGCCATCTTCCTGTTTCCAGCCAAACACGCTCCAGACGATGAACTGCTGCCACGGCTCCAGGCTGATCGTGGTACCGGCCCACTCACCCTTTGAATGCTTCAGGAACGTAAAGAAGCGGATGGCCCGGGTCGCCGCCTCCTCGTCGAAGTACAGTCCCCGCGCCTGGCCCTGCTCCAGATCCCGCTGGTGGCGCTCGACCGCCAGCCGAACCCACCGGCCGGCCGGTAGCTCCCCGGATGATATTTGATTGATGTATTCATCAACTGCCAGTTGCAAGGAATTGCTCCAGCTCGTCGGCCTGCTCGGGCTCCGCCGTCCGGACTCGCATCCGGGCCGAGGGCGAGCCGCCAAATTCGCTCAAGATTTTGCTATACTCTGAGGCCGCCCGATTCATCACCCCGACATACGGCGACTGAATCAGGTTGCCGTTGCTGGTCATCGAGACCAGCCCTTCCTCGGCCACCTGCTCTTTGGCCATTCGCCACACCGCATAGTTCTGGGCCGCCAGCTCCAGCTTGCCCCGATCCTCTTTTGAGAGAACCTTCAGACCGTCCGGCCCAAACTCGCGAACCAGCCGCCGCCATTCCCGGGCCGCCTCCCCATCGAGGTGGGGTGGCTTGCGCGGTGCCTGAACCTTCGGCTTTGGCACCTTGTCCGGAATCGAGCGCTTGCCAGGATTGCCCTGCAAAACCCTCAGATTATGCGGTTTCGGCTTCCGGCCTCTCACGGCTGACCCCCTATTCGGAATTTCGCGGCCATATGAATTTTGC